TCGCTATGGATTACCAGAAAAAATAGGCGGTTGGGAAAAAGTTACAAGTGATGCACTTGTAGGTGCAACAAGAGCGATTCTAACATACTCTGATCTTGGTGGTGTTAAATACGCCATTTATGGAACTAATAAAAAATTATACGCTTACTCTGAAGATAGTTATGCGGACATCACTCCAATTCGATCAAGCGGAACAGGTAACATAACTCAGTTTGAAACAACCAGTGGCTCCTCCACAGTAACAGTAACAGACGCAAGTCATGGCGCTTTGATAGGCGATTTTGTTACTATTGCTAGTGTAAGTGGTGCTGTTGGAGGATTAACACAAGCTAACTTACAAGGTGAATTTGAGATCTTGACAGTGCCCAGCTCAAACACATACACTATACAAGCCCCAGCTAATGCTTCCAGTAGTGCTACAGGAGCTACAGCTAATGCAAGTTATCAAGTAAACACAGGAGCTGCAGTGGCACTGTTTGGTTATGGTTGGGGCGCAGGTACATGGAGCACCAGCACATGGAACACCACTCGTGAAGGATTAACTGGTGGTGAAGGTGTTTTACTTCAATCAAAAAAATGGGCTTTAGATAACTGGGGGGAAGATGTGCTGGCCTTACAGTTTGATGGTGGTTTATTTTATTGGGACACTTCTTCAGGATTATCTAGCAACAGAGCAGGTACTACAGAAGTAAGTGGTGCGCCGACAAAATCAAGATTTATGATTGTTTCTGGTGATGACAGACATGTTATTTGTCTTGGAACAGAAACGACAATTGGACAAACAAATACACAAGACAATATGTTTATTAGGTGGTCTGATCAAGAGTCAACAAGCGATTGGACACCAACTGCAACCAACACTGCGGGTTCTTTTAGATTAACTGACGGTAATCAAATCAATACAGCAGTTAGATCAAGAGGTGCTGTCATGATATGGACAGACACAGCTCTATATCAAATGCAGTTTATTGGTGCACCTTTAACTTTTGGTTTTAAACAAATCGGTTCTAATTGTGGAGCTGTTGGTATTAATGCAGCAGTTGACGTATCTGGTAATTCGTTCTGGATGAGTAATGATTCTTTCTTCTTGTATGATGGTGCAGTGAAAAAAATACCTTGTAGTGTGCAAGACCATGTATTTGATGATATTAATGAGAATGCAAAACAAGACGTATTTTGTGCTTCTAATTCTAATTACAATGAAGTTATGTGGTTTTACGCATCGAGTGGATCTGATCAAATAGATAGATTAGTTGTTTATAATTATGCAGAAAATCTTTGGTATGTAGGAACTTTAGCCAGAAGTGCTTGGGCAGATTATGGTGTTTATGAAGTTCCTTACGCTGCAGAGTTTGAGTCTGCTGATACCACCTCTACTATCTCTACGATAAATGGATTAAAAGCAGGTAGAACTTTTGTCTATCTTCACGAAACAGGAAGCAATGATGACGGAGCAGCGATGGCAAATCACATTGAGTCAGGAGACATAGACATTGCAGACGGCGATAATTTTATGTCTATTTCTAAATTTATACCTGATTTTAAAAATCAAACAGGTAATGTTGATGTAACGATGAAAACTAGACCATATCCTTCAGGAACACAAAGAACACATGGTCCCTTTGAAGTAACAACTAGCACAACTAAAAAAGACACTAGAATAAGAGGTAGACAGGTGGCAGTAAGAATATCTAGTGGCGATGTTGATGATAAATGGAGATATGGTACACTTAGATTAGATATGAAACCAGACGGAATGAGGGGAACTTAATGTCATTATCTGAGTTAGAAGTAGCCGCTACACAAAATAATCCGAATATGTTACCTCCTCTCGCTGTAAGAAGAGGACCTTTTCCCGTTGATGGAGGTGGTGGTTTAGCTAGTGTTATTCAACCTGGATTACTTTCAGCTGGACCGGGATTCAACAATCCCATACTTAACAGACCAATGCCTCTTCCATACAGACCTCCGGGTTTTGGAAATTTTATTGGTATACAACCAATACAGCCACCAATGCTACAACCAATCATGCCAGACTACTCTGGTCAATTTGAAAAGTTTGGTGAAAAGTTAGGTGGCTTTGGCGAACAATTAACTGGTTACGGTGATGCTCTTGGTAGTTTTAATGAACAAGTTGGCGGCATAGGTAAACAATTTGAAACGATAAGTAATAGATTAGATAGTGTTGATAAAGGTTTAGGTAGTCTTGGTAATCAGATCGCTAGTCTTGAAAATATGCAAAAAGCAGAGCCTCAAGAAATGCAACGACCAACATTTAATCCTTTTGGTAGTCCTTTTGGTTTTGGTCTTGGTAGTTTATTTATGAGAGGATTTTAATGGCTAAAATCGTAACACCACGTTTACCAGAAGCAACAGAAGAATATAGTAGAGAGCAGTTATCTCAATTAGTTCAAACTCTAGAACAAGTTATATTTATTTTAAATAACACTTATGTGCCTGAAACACTAAAAGAAGAAGAGGAAAGGCGTTCGTTTTTTTTATCGTAAATGTCCAATATATACACAAATTTTAAAGCTAAATTATCCACTAACGCTTTGACAACGATATACACTGTGCCAGCAGAAAAAGCTGCTATAATTAAATCTATTCGTGTATCAAATGAGGACACTGCTAATGATTGTAATATATCTGTATTTCTTGTAGACAGTAACAGTATAAGTTATAATTTAGAAACGGATCGCACTATACAAGCTAAAAGATCCCAAGAAATTCTAGCGACAGGTAATATGGCGCAGGATACATCTGACAGCTCTGTGGCAGCTCCCGCTCCACTAATAGCTAAAGAGTCAGAAAAAATACAGGCTCAAGCTCAAAACGGTAATGACTTGAGTATAATTATAAGTGTGTTAGAGATATCTAACAGATAGGAAAACTATGAAAAAGACAAAGAAAAAAGCAGTTAAAAATAAAAAATTAGCGGCTATGTATCCACCTAGAGATAAAATTACCAGAGGGGATATTATTGTTGCTGCTAAAAAGAAAGCTATGAAAAAGCCTAAGAGGAAAAAATAATGACACGACCTGGTCTCTATGCAAATATTCATGCTAAACGTAAACGCGGTGGTAAAATGCGTAAAAAGGGTGCTAAAGGTGCTCCTACAGCAAAAGCTTTCGCTAGAGCTAAACAAACAGTAAGGAAAAAATAATGACTAAGTTATGTCCAAGAGGCAAAGCTGCAGCTAAGCGGAAATTTAAAGTGTACCCCTCAGCATATGCAAACGCCTATGCATCAAAAATTTGTGCGGGTAAGATTAAAGATCCTAGTGGCGTAAAGAGAAAAGACTTTAGAGGCCCTAAAAAAGCCATGGGTGGAGAGGTAATAGATTTTAATAAAATATCTCAAGATCGTAAAAAAGTTTCTAGTTTCTCTCAAGGCGGTATTGCAAAAGGTTGTGGTGCTGTTATGAAAAACAGACGAAAGAAAACAAAGAAGAGTTAATGTCTGGTCACAAAGGATTAGCGAAGTGGTTCAAACAGGACTGGGTTGACATCGGTTCTAAGAAAAAAGGTGGAGGCTTTGCTAAGTGTGGTAGATCTAAACAAAAGAAAGACGCCAAACGAAAGTATCCTAAGTGTGTCCCCAGAGCGAAAGCTGCTAGCATGACTAAAGGTCAAATAAAATCTGCTGTATCTAGAAAGAGATCAAAAGCACAAGGAGTCGGTGGTAAGCCAACTAATGTTGCTACATTTGCAAAAAGGAAAAAAGGTGCCACTAAACGAAAAGGGTAAAAAGATTATGAAGTCTATGAAGAAGACTTATGGTAAAGATGCTAAAGCCGTCTTCTACGCTTCAAAAAACAAAGGAGTAATCAAAGGTGTCGAAAAAAAGAAAAGATCCACTAAAGGGAACAGGAAAAAAACCAAAAGGTAGTGGTAGGAGATTATATACAGATGAAAACCCAAAAGACACTGTGTCTATTAAGTACGCAACTCCTGCTGACGCGAGGCGCACCGTTGCTAAAGTTAAAAGGATTAACAAACCATTTGCTAGAAAAATTCAAATACTTACTGTGGTTGAGCAAAGAAGTAAAGTCGCTGGTAAAACAGAACAAGCAAGAATTGCAAAAAGAGCAAAAGAAGCAATAAGAAAAAAACATGGCAAGAAAAAGAGATAAACAACCACCAAAAACTAAAAAGTATTTTAGAGCCACGGACAAAGGAGCAGGTATGACTGCTGCCGGTGTTGCAAAATACCGTAGAGATAATCCTGGATCTAAATTAAAGACTGCCGTTACAGGTAAAGTAAAACCAGGTAGTAAGGCAGCAAAAAGAAGAAAGTCGTTTTGTGCAAGAAGTGCAGGACAAATGAAGAAGTTTCCAAAGGCTGCAAAAGACCCTAATTCAAGGTTAAGACAGGCTAGAAAGAGATGGAAATGTTAAAACTATTATATTGCAAAAGGATGGGAAAATGGGTATAAAAAAAGATGAAACCGTATTAGCGGGTAAGGGTATTGAAATCTTGCCTGTTGAAACTAAGATTACTATTACTAATACGCAAACAGGACAAGAATACGCTGATGAAAAAGAAGCATTGGCGGACGTCGAAAACCCTGCAACTTCCACAGAAGAAAAACACATCAAAAGAGATGTCGCTATCAAAGTTAATAGCTTAGATATATTTGGAGATACAACATAATATTATGCAGGGACTTGAGTCACTAAACCAATTTAAAAATTTCGTATCCTCACTCGGAGGACTTGGACGTTTTGAAGATACATACATAGTGCATGCAGCAGAAGGTGAAACTGTTGTGCCGATGGAAGTATTAGACAGAAACCCTGTATTGAAGAAAAGATTATTTAAGACAATGGTAGACATGGGCATAGAGCCTGGTCGATACATTGTTGGTAACGAATTAAACTCTATTAATCCTGTTACAGGTCAACCAGAGTTCTTCCTAAAAAAGATTGTTAAAGGTATTAGAAAAGCAATACCCGGTGACTTAGAACAGTTCTTAGGTCCTATAGTAGGACTTGCAACTGGTAATCCTTTATTAGGAGCCATCGCTGGTGGTATCGGTGGTGGAGTTGGTGGTGCATTAGCAGGAGGCGGTGCAGGTTTTTATAGTCCTGGTGCTAAAAGTCTTTTTGGAATAGGCATTCCTGGCGCGGCTGAAGGAGCAAAGGCTCAAGGCATTATGGAATTATTATTAGGTGGAGGTAAAGGCGCAGATACTTTTGCAGGATTACTAGGTAAAGGCGGACAGTTCGGTTTGACAAAAGGTAGTGTTGGAGAGGGTTTAGGATTAGATAAGATATTTGGTAAAAAAACTGGTGATATTGTTAATCAAGAAGCCTTTGATAAACTTATTGATTTAGGAGTATCAAAAGATAAAGCTGCTGAATTAGCTTTAGATATAGGAGGTAAGTCAGGACCAGGTGGTTTAGGGCTTACAGATTTATTAAGGCTAGGTATACCTTTAACAACAGCATTAGGGTTTTTAATTCAATCAGGTCAGGACGATTCTCCTGATGCAGAACCATTTACACCACGTAGAGTGGACACACAAATATTCCCAACAAGTGATGTCTTATTTCCACAACAAGGCATGGCTAAAGGTGGAGGAGTAACAGATTTACGACAAGGGGGCATGTCTCTCGGTCCAGGGACCGAAACAAGTGATGATATCCCCGCAATGCTAAGCGACGGAGAATTTGTCATGACGGCTAAAGCAGTCAGGGGTGCAGGCGGAGGAGACCGTCGCGAAGGCGCAAAGAGAATGTACGAGATGATGGATAGACTAGAGGGAGCAGCATAATGGCAACACAAGAACAAATCGTAACTACCAAGGTCCCTGAGTATATCAGTGACAGACAACAACAATTATTAAACACTTTATTTGGAACACCACAAGCTCAGGGTCTTCTGCAATTACCGCAGACAATACCACAACAACAAGTAGCAGGATTTAGTCCGACACAAGAAGCGGCGATGAATTTAGCCTTTCAAGGCATCGGAGCGTTTCAACCTTTCATACAAGCAGGTCAAGCAGCACAGACCGCGGGCCTAGGATCAGCTGCTGCAGGTGCAGAGGCATTAAGACAGATGAACTTTGATCCCTCAAGAGTTCAACAATTCATGGATCCTTATCAGCAAGCAGTTACACAAGAGGCTATCAAAGAAATAGACAGACAAGCTGCTATGGCCGAGAATCAATTAGCTGGTCAGGCTGTTAAGGCGGGTGCCTTTGGTGGTAGTAGATTTGGTATTCAACAATCAGAGTTAGCTAGAAACGCACAAGATTTACGATCAAGAAGAATCTTTGAAGATTTATCTAGAAACTTTCAACAAGCACAAGCTGCAGCGAACGCAGCTAATCAACAAAGAGCACAGCAAGCAGCAGGATTTGCTAACATTGGTAAGTTAACTAGTGGCATTGGTGGCGCTATGGCTGGCTTGGGAGCTCAACAACAACAGCTTGGACAACAAGATGTTAATCAATTAATGGGTATCGGTGGTCTACAGCAGCAACTAGCTCAAACACAACTAGGTACTCAGTATCAAAATCAATTAAATCAAATGATGGAGCCATTTAGAAGACTAGCATTTGGTTCACAAACATTACAACAAGTAACACCAGGCGCAGGAACAGCAACACAGACTATCGCACCGATGCCTCAAGGTAATCCGTTCTTACAAGCGGCAGGTGCCATAGGATCTATTGGCACGGGCCTTGGAGCATTGATGGGCTAATGAGTATTTATAAAAGAAGATTATTTAATAGAGGTGGTCAGGTATCTTCTAGAGGTGTGGGTATTACATCAGGATTAGCTACACCTAAAAGAGGATATGTGGATAGACCAGGTAGTTACTCTGGTGATTTGTTATCTGAATCTTCTTTACCTGATGTTGATAAAATAGGACAAAAATACAAGTCTAATTTAGAGATGTTAAAAAGTCTTGATATTGTGCCAGAAAGAAAACCTTTTAGCCGACTTGATGCAACTGCACCTGCTTTGTTAAATTTATTTGGTGGACTCATGTCTGGTAAATCTTATCAAGGTGGACTAAGTGGAGCCTTTGATATTGCGGGTCAAGCTTTACAATCTTCAACTCCTTTGTTTGCAGAAGCAATTAAAGCTAAACAAGAATACGATGCAAAAGATCCAGACGCTGCTTTAAAACAAACTGCTTTATCATTAGCTTTGGAAAAAGATGATCCAGAGTTTGAGTATAAAGTTATTAACGATAGATTAGTAAAAATTAATTTAAAAGATAATACAACATCAGTTGTACAAGATTTTTCTGAAGAAGATTTACAAAAATTTGATTTTAAAGTTGTTAATGACAGATTAGTTAAGGTCGATAAAGTTTCTGGAGCAACAAGCATAGAACAAGATTTTTCTGAAGATACAAAAAAAGTAGAGTATACAGATCCCACAGAAGTCACCGTCGAAGTAATAAACGAACAAGGAGATAAGTCACAAATTTCTGCATTAAGAACATTTGATAAAACCAGTAATGAATTTAAATTTCAAAACGCTGCCACTGGAGAAACTTTAAACAAAGGAACTTTTAACGTTGTAAGAGATCAAGAAAAAGAGGCTGAGTCTAAAACAGGTGTGCAAGGTGTCATAACCATAGGTGATAAAAGTTACAACACTACTTTTATTCAAACAGGAAGAGAATTTTTTGTATTAGACCCAAGACCAACCAGTGACACTTTTGGTCAGACAATACCTTTAAGTGCAATTGATGAATTAAGTTCTTATGATATAAAACCCTCTGCGGATATATTATCCAAAGAAGAACAAATTGCTGTAGTAGAGGCAGAAGATAATATTGAAACATCGAACAATTTAGCAGAACCAATTTTACAAACTTTTATAACAGACGGAAATAACGCTGGTATTAAAGAAAAAAAATATATGACACAAAAAAATCTTTTAGATTCTAGCGCTTTTGGAACTGCTGTAGAACAAAGAACTAATTTTTTAACTTTACTAGAAACTTTTGACATAGATGAATTATTACCTGATACGTATGAACTTTTTGCAAATGCTCTTAAAGTACAAAATGTTCCTGCCACTGAAACAAGCATAGCTTTAGCGAAGCAGGGAGTATTAAACGTAGCAACACAGTGGTCACAACAACTTAATAAATCAGAATTTGGTCTTATAATTGATTCTGGTGCAAAAGTTTCTTTAACAAAAGAAGGACAAGAATTATTAATCCAACTTAATATTCTTGATCAACAAATTAAAAGAGAAACTGCCGACATAGTTTTAGAAGGATTAGCAGCAGGTGACTCACCAACTCAAATACTAAAAGATGCTAAAGAATTTCAAGATCAACAGTACGATGATATGATGAACAGAGAAACAGCTACAGGAGCTGAATTAGGTAGACTTTTTGATATAGTTCAGGGATACGACAGTATAAAAGGAACAGATTTTTTTAACAGGCAAGAGGAAATTACTCTTGATGGAGTTGAAGGAGTTAGTTTGGGAGAGTTATATGATAACGGACAAATTAAATTTTTTGGTTATGCAGACCCTGAAACAGGTTTATTGGAAGCTTTGGATGGAAAAATGATAGACAATAATGTTCAAAAAAATAAACCCATTTATGCAATTACTTTTAACGATGAAATTTATTATAGGGCTTTTTAAAAATGGCAGAAACAATAAAATTAAATAAAGATGGATTCGTAAAAAGCGGAGATGTTTCAGTAGAAACAAAAGCTCAACTTTTTCCAGAATATACCAAAAGCACTTTTGAAGTTTCTAAAGAAAAGAAAGAAAAATTATTTGAAGAAGCAAAAGAAGAAGCAAAAGATAGTAATTTTTTTGTAAAATTTTTTGATGTTTTACCATTACCTGGACAAGAATTTGTTACAGGCACAAAAGAAAATATATATGTTAAAAAAGTTGGAGAGGCTGAGAAAGAGGCCCTAACTAATAAAACAGAATTCATATCTAAAGTGGTGGGTTCTCCTGTTGAAAATATAGGACTTGAAAATTTACAGGATCAAGCTTTAGCTTTTAGTTTATCTAGATATGAATATTTTAAAAATAGAAAAAAATCTTTCTTAGATCTTTATCCAGATGGAGTTTACGAACGTGTTCCTGTTAACTTTGGGGAGGAAGAACCAGAAGAAATTGAAATTTTTAAATATAATAAAGATGATGAAACCTTTAGAATAGTTAATCCCTACGGAAGAGATTTTGCAGAAGTAGGAAGAGTCGCCGGAGCTGTTTTAGATGAGCAACTTGGAGGTGAGATGATAGCTCTAGGGACAAAAAGAATACCCATTTGGGGACAATTACCTCCGACAGTTAGAGTTATGATAGGTAACTATTTAGGTATTAAGGCAAAAGAGTTAAATAAGTTTTTAATGGGTAAAGGTGAAGAGGAATATGCTAAAATAGAATCAATAAAAGAACTTGATGTTTCTAAAGTTTTTACTGATAGCACTGATTATATAAATAGTGCAATAGCAGGTGGTTTATTTAAGTTTACAAAAGAAATGGGAGGTTTTTTCTTTGGAGGCACCAAACCAGGAACTATAGATTTAGCACCAGAAATGGTCGCAGCTGCAGAAAAATTAGATTTAGAACCTTTAGTTTTTGCACAATTAGTTGCCAATCCTTTAATTAGAAGAATATATACTCAAACGGGTGAATTTGTAGGAGATCCTGATAGCATAGTAAATAAACAAATTGCATCTTTAGAAGAAGCTTTAAAAAAATTTGGCATAGGAGACGGCACGGGTCAATTAAATAGAGGACAATTACAATCTTTAAATGAAGCTTTAGCTCTTAAAGTGGCTGATGATATTAAATTTTTTGATAAAAAAGGATTTAATTTTGATGACGCTAATTTAGCTTTATTAGATTCTATAAATAGATTTAATATAGTTTCTAGACAAACTAGAGCTAATAAAACTAGCACATTAATTAACAGTGTTGGAGATGAAACAGCAAATGTTAACATATATGGTGTAAAACAAGTATTTAGTAAACAAATAAATCAATTTATTGAAAAATTTCAACCTAAAGACATTAAAGTTCAAGTTGGCGGAGAAACAGTTTTTAAAACTCCTAAAAAAGATCTTTATGGTTATATACCTGATGAACTTAAATCTGCATATCAAACTTTACAAAAAATGGATATTACAATTAGTTCAGTGAACAAAGGGAAAAACAAAGGTTTAGAAAATTTAAGAACCTTGGTTAAAGTAAGAGAAGATCTTCACAAGGTAATGAATACATCAACAGATTCAGATGTTGTAGCTGCTGCAACTAAAATGCACGAATCAATAGTAAAAGTTATGTCGCCTAATAATAAAGGCGAGTATAAATTCGTTCAAGGTAGCGATGATTTTTTACTTAATATGAAAATATTAAATAGTCACATGGAGGGTGCTGAAAATATTAAAAGTTTAGCTTTTTTTCATCAAGCATTAGGTAGAGGTGGAGACATTGATCAATTTGTGCAACAATTTCTTAGACCGGACGGTTCTTTAAAATTAGTTCAAATTGAAAATCTTTTAAAATCAGGAGTTGGAAGTCAAACTCAACAAAAAGCAGCCGAGGAAACTTTTGAAATAATGAAAAAAGCTTGGTTTAATAGTGTAATTAAGTCGGATGACGGCATAAAAATTCTTGATGATTTTTTAACAAAAGATCCAGCCTCATTAAAAATTTTACTAGGTGACGGTTATTTACCTAAAGTCGATAAAATGAAAGAAATTATTTCAAATCAAAATCAAATAATTGATGGTATTGTTGCTCAAGCTTTAAAAGGAAATCAGAAAGAACTTTATCAAACCATTCAAAATTTATCTAAAAAAACAACACTTGGAACCGAAAAAAAAGTAGATGACATCATAATTCAACTTGGTGGAGTTGATTCAAATGCTGCTGGGGTTATTAGGTATGAAATTATCAATGATATTATAAATAAATCTAGAATATTAAATACTAGAAAAGGTAAAGAATTTTTAACTGATACGTTAGACACAAGAAAACTTAGAGCAGAAATAAATAATTTACTGAAAAATGATAATTTAATGAAGTTTTTTCAAGATCCAGACAATGTTTACGTGGACGCATTAAAAAACTTTCAACTTTACTCAACTGCTTTAACAGGTGCCTCTGACACAGGTAATAGCATTGTTGCTGGTGGAAAAGCAGCTGACTTTATTAATTCTTTTGATGTGCTTAATTTAGGATTTACTTTACTTAAAAACAAAATTGTCTCTAAATTATTATCCAGTAAAGTGCACGCTGGTGTTTTTAATGAGATAGCTTTGGATAATCCCACTGCTATAAGAAATTTAGAACTCATATCTGACGCTATCTCTAGTTTAGCGAAAGATACAATTGACGTTACTTTAGATGAAAACAAAGCACAAGACAGAGGAATTTTGTATCAACACAAAGCAGAAAATTTAGAAAAAGAGAACACAACTAGAGCTCCAATAACTAATGTCGATGACGCGGTGAGAACAATACCTGAAGTTCCTGTTGCAAATATTAACCCTATAAATATTAATCCTGCATCTAGATTAGCTAATGTAAACTTAGCGGCAGCCGACCCAAGTGTCATGGACCGTGGAAGACAATTATTTAGTGGACCAAATGAGATTACATTCGCCTCAAAAGGTGGTATCATGAACGCACGTAAAATTATGCAAAGGGTAATATAATGAAAAACTTTTTAGATAAAAAAGTTGAAAACGTAACCGCACCTAGAGAGTGGCAATCTGGTCCTGATTCACCCCCTACTAAATTAGCTTATGTAACTCAACCTGAAATAGATTTATTAGTAAAAGCTAACATACACGGATCTATGAAAGGTAAACCAAACAAAGGTCCTCAAGGTATCATGAGTCTTGATGGTGGTGGAATTGACGAGGCTTACTCTGAAAAAGTAAAGGATTTTAAACCGGAAGCTCGTTTGGACATGTCTAAATCTAAAGATAGAGAAAAAAGACAAAAGTTCAGAGATAAAAGAAAGTCTACTGTAGTATCGGACGCTGAAGCACAAGCAAGAATTAAAGCAGATGATATAACACCTAACTTCGTAGAGGATGTCATTCAATCACAAGCTAGAAGCGCACCTCAAATATACGGAGACTTTTTTAAAAAACGTTATGGATTTGATCCAAGTCAACAATACAAGTTTAGTTTAGAAAATATATTAAAAGACGGACCTAATTTTACTAAAATTTTAGGTATGGCGAGCACTATTTTTGGAGACGATGTCGTTGGTCAGTCTATGTTAGAAAAATTTAAAACGGCAATAGATGAAGGAAAAAGTATTCAAGAAGTAATAAATAATCTTACTAATAAAGAATATAAACAATATATTGACTTACAATCAAAATTAGAAAATCCTGAAGTCACTGGTGCTTTTTTAGGCAACACTTTGAAGATAGACGGAGAAGATACAGGTATAGAAATACGAGATCTATTAGAACAAACTAAAGATGCAGGAATATTTAGTCTTGATGATCCTTTAGTAAAAAACGTTCAAATGCAACTTGCTAATAATCCTGATTTAACTTTTCTTCAAAACATAGGTATCGGAACTCCTGATGAGTTTATGAATCAAACAGAAGCATTAAAGGCTCTCGGACCACGCGCATCTGAAAGTTTAAAAGTTCTAAACCCTGAAAAATACTACGGTAAAATTGAAGAGGGTGGATTTGGATTTAAACCCACAACACAAGCAGAGTTAGAGGCATTAGCAAAAATGGACATAGGAACTAATGTTAGAGCTGGCAATAAAGGTTTAGTTGACGCTATTGCGGCTGCTAGATTTCAATTAAGACAGGGAAAAAGTGATGATAGACAACAAGCGGGTATACCTTCTGTGGTACCGCCGCCTGTTACACCACCAGGTGCACCACAACCACCTCTTGTTCCTTTTCCTCAACTTCCAATAGCAGGAACCCCAACATCAGGTGCATCGCAATTTAATTACGGAATGTTTCCACAATTTAATTTGTCAACATACGCACAACAAGGTATAGCTAATCCTAATTTAGCTGCATTTTATCAAAACTTAGGGAGAATAGCGTAATGGATTTTACTAAAAAAGACATGATTTGGTTGATAGGTATAGTAGCCTCTTTAAGTGTCACATGGGGTATGTGGAGCGAGCGTTTAAACGCAGTAGAGAAAAAAGCAGATAGTGTTGCAAAAATGCAACAGGATATTGCAGTGATTAAAGAAAAAATCATACAGATGGACGACAGAGTAATGTGGATTGAAGAGTTTTTAATTAAAACAGTGGACTATTAAAAATGAAAAAAGACTGGTGGACATGGTTATGTTCTATAATTTTAATTACATTTGTTTTAGTAATCGGCTTTCAAAAAAAATCTCACGCTGAAACAAACACTGTGTCAAGCACAGTGGTTACAAATTCTACACCCCCTACAGCAAATGCACCTAGTATTATAAATTCTAACAGCGATATATGTAAAGTTGGTGTGGGCGCTAGTGTGCAAAATAATGTTGTAGGATTAGCTACAGGAGTGGTAATAGATGACGAGTTGTGTCAAAAATTAAAATTATCACGGTCATTATATGCCTATGGTATGAAAGTTGCCGCCGTGAGTATTTTATGTCAAGACCCAAGAGTCTGGGATAGCATGACAGATGCAGGGACTCCGTGTCCTGTACAAGGGTCCATAGGAACCGAGGCCGCTCAATACTGGAGTGAAAACCCTGACAAAATTCCAGACGGTAGTAAATATAAAACTGAATACGTGACCGCGAATAAACCAGAACCAAAGGAGTTTAATGATGCACAAAATGCTGCTTTATTTAAAACTTTATTTATTCTTACTACTGGTCTCCTTTTATTCTAAAGCCAACACCTGTCTTCCTGATGTTGAAGGTCTGTGTACACCAGGCGTCACTATTGAAGAACAAGTTACCATAGAAGAAACGGAAGAAGATAAAGGCACAGAGATAATCACGACCACGACTACCACTACGACAACAACCACCACGACTGTCACAAACGAAGATTCCGGTAATATTTTAGATAGTGACAACGGTTATGTGGGATCTGCTGACGACGGTAATATGAATGTAGATTGGGGCGGGCAAGGTCCTGCTACTATGCCTAGTGGCTCTGGTTGTTATGCCTTAGGAACAGATAAGTGTGCACAGATTACAGGATCAGGAAACAATACGTCTACAATGGGTGTGTCTGGAATGGGCACCACCTTTATCATACAAAACATTGACATTTCTGATTTACAAATAGATAAGGGTGGTCAAGTTAAATACACAATTGAAGTAGATAAAAGAGATGCTCAAGATAGAATATACATGCACGTTACAGGATATAACGGGACTACTTCAGTCTTTTCAGGCACTGACATCTTGTCTGAATCTGGAATATCATCCGGCTATCAATCTTATGACGGGACTTTCGATTTCAGTGGCGTTTTAAATAAAATCACTGTTGAAGTGGGTGGTCGAGATATAAACTTGGCTATCGGACCACTGTTTGATGATGTTACCGTTAATGTGTTTTATAATGTTATCAATACAATCATTACACAACAAATTACCACGATAGAGGAAATATACTATTTAGAGATATTTGACCCAACAGAACTAGACTTTATAGAAGAAGTTTTTGAATTTAATGATGTCATTGTTGATGAGGCGGGAGAAATTGATTTTGCTCCTATAGAATCACAGCCAGAGGAAGTGTCATACGAAACTGTGGAGTTAGAGATACAAGAATTTCAAGTAGATTTTGAGCTTGAATTACCAGAACCAGAAATGGTTAACATTGAGATAGAAGCTGAAATGGAGTTAGAATTAGAACTAGAGATGGAAATGGAAGAGCCAATAGAGGTAGCGTCAGTGGAGAAGCCCTCTGAGCCAACGGTAGAGGAGACAGTAGATGAACAACCCACAGAAGAAGAAGAAGCAACCGAACCCGATAGCGAGTCTACTGAAGAATCCCCTGTGGAAGCAGAAGATAGTTCCGAACAAGAAGAAGTACAACAGGAAGAAACTGAAGAGCCTGAAAAGCCTGTGAAAGAACCAAGTGCAAAGGAAAAAGCTGCCACAAAAATAGTCAAAAAAATTGATGATAAAGAGAGATATGACGATGCAGCTCAAATGAAAACATTGATTGTTATGCAGATACTTGGTAATACTAAGACATTCTTTGACGCTCAAACAAATATAGTAGATACAAATGTTAATGAATATTTAAACAAGACAATAGAAGATCAATATGGTATTTTATTTGACATGGCTCAAGGCCAGACTATGAACAGGATGATAAATCAACAATATGGCACAAATTGAATATGGCGGAATTAAGATATCAGGCGGTAAAATATTTATTGTATTGTCTTTGCTTGGCACCTTGGGTGGTGCTGCTTGGACAGGCTTTACTTTTTACACCGACTATCTTTCAATGAAAGAAAAAATTTTGGAGTATACCGAGCCGGACCTTTCTGGTTTTGATAAGAAAATATCTCTCGTAGAGTCTGAAACTCAAGCACAAATGGAGATTGTCACACAAAAAGTAGATAGTTTAAAGAGTGAATTAGATTTACTATTAGAAGAAATTAATTTAATATCTCAGGTAAGTCGTGAATTAAAAGACGACCTTAAAACAGATTTACGCCAAATGGAGGGCGACGTTCGACACATAACTGAGATAGTAAATGATGTTGAAGATAGACAGAAGGAAGATAACAGAGAGCTTTTGAACGAAATGAAACTATTAGAGGAAAACTTAGATTTAAAAATTAATAAAGCTTTAAATAATCCTTTGTCTGGAATGTCAGCAAAGAATTAATTTTTGATATCGAGTAAAATAAAAAAACTTATTCACAGTGAAGTTAGGCTCTGGTCTAAACATTACTTAGAGGTCCCTAACAAACATCTTAATAGAATGCCTGCTTGTCCTTACGCTGCAAAAGCTTGGATGGATAGTAAGGTGGATATTGTAGTTAGAAGTCCAGACTCTGGTTACACTAGAGATTTACACAAGCATGTTAAGAACATAAACTTTAATAAAAAAGAAATATTGATTTACTGCGACACTTTTTTTAAAGAGTACAGTTTAAATAAATTTCAAAGAATCATAGATAAT